CTCACGGGGGCTCTCGACTGGCGTTAACATAGAGGTATGTTAACCCTTACCGGGTCAAGTGTTAGAAAACCTATCTAACATGAATCTTGATCCAGTTACTCACGGCGCGTTCTCTGTGCAATGCCTCAGAATGTCGCTGTGAGTTGGCCCGGTAACGGGCCGTGCGAAGTAACGCACTATGGCGTTGTATAACCTCCTTTGAAAAGAGCGAAACAACGTGGTCTCTGTTCGTCACATGCCTCTGCCGTGAGGCAGAAAGGTATTTGTGGTCTATCCTGTTACAGGACCTGTTTTAACTAATCGTTATTACTTTGGTCCTCCAAACTTGTTCGGGCAAGTGCCCGTTTGGAAAAGGTATGTAACAAATTCGAGCCGTCAAACAGCTCCGTATAATTTGGAACTTCCTTTTGCATTAGCGAACATCGAGGTCTTAAGCCAATCGGGGGGAGATGGTTACGATTTAGTCGAATACCATTATGCCTTCCCTCTGGCAACCCCAGACCATTACAACCAGCGGGTTTACAACAAAGCTTACACCTCTCTTATGGAGAAAGTGCGAGTAGAGTCTAGTACCTTAGGTGCTACGTTGGGTGAGTGGAAAAGTTCGTCGTCTATGATCGCGGCCAGAGCTACTCAACTTTGGCAGGGATTTAAGGCGGCGAAGCGCTTGGACTTTCGCGGAGTAAAACGTGCTTGGGGTAAGCACGCCGGAATCCGTCCAAAAGTTAGGGCTGCGGGTAACCATGTCCTAGAGTACAGCTTCGGCTGGGCTCCTCTGGTCAAGGATATCAACAGCGCTTTGGAGGTCCTACATAATAGGCTTCCTCCCTTTCGCGTAAAGCAACGAGCGAAATATGAAGATCAAGACACAGGGTCCCATAACTTTGGGGCTGTCACTCGATTTTATAAAAACCGTATCGTGTACGCGTGGGAACTAAGAGCTCGTGTAGAGTTGGAAAACCCTAATACGGCTTTAGCGCAGCAACTAGGTTTGGTTAACCTAGGTTCGGTCATTTGGGAATTAACCCCGAATAGCTACATCTTAGACTATTTTGTCAATGTGAGCGACTTTATTGGAGCTTTCAGCGATAGAGTAGGTTTAAATTTTGTTAGTGAATCTAAAACTAATAAAGTGGTGCTGAACACTTCTGTCACTGGTCGTTGGAACCCTCCGACGGCCCCGCCATACTCACCTTTTGGGTGGGAAGCGGTTCGAGTTGACTTAACCCGTAGCCTGGGACTTCCTGGACCTACGTTAGCACTCAGACTTCCTTGGAATATGAGTGTCCAACGTGCATCGACTTCGATTGCACGACTCCTTCAACAACTTAAAGGTTAATAATATGCCAAATATGGCTGATATCACGGTCAAAAAGGCCGACGGGACAACTGACATCGTGTGGAGTGCTCTTTCGCCCTCCGCTGGTGACAAAGTCGCCGCCATCTGGCGCTCTCAAACAGTGGGCGCCGCGGTAGCTTACCGTCCTGAGTTCAAACTTTGGACTTTCAGCGCACCGAACGGAACCCAACGTGTCGCGAAAGCAACGTTGGTTTACCCCGTGACGGAAACGGATTCGTCGTCCGGTCTTACTAAGGTCGTCGGGTTCATCACGCAAGTGGTTGAAACCAAAGTCCTTGGGCTTGCCGCCGACACCGTCGCTGCAGAAGCTGTATACCAAGCGCAGAACCTTATGGCTTCTGCGCTGGTCAAGCAGTCAATCAAGGATGGGTTCGCACCCACCTGAGCGCCGTGAGGCGTGATTGTTCCGACGTCGAACCGACGTCTTGCTTAACAACTTCCAGGAATCATGATGCAATCACAAGTTCATCGTGCGGTAACTGCATATCTTGCAGCCGCTGCAACTCCCTTAACTCAAAAAATACAGCAATGTATCCAAGAGTCGAGGCCCGGAGATCTTCTTAAATTGAAGGTCTCGCCCCGTGACTACAATGATGCAGAAAGCTATCTGGTCGATGCCCAAGCGTTAGCGTTTTTCTCTAAAAGAGATGACGTTGACGCCGGCATCGATACCGAAGCTGTTGCTCTCACCAATTGGTGGGAGGCTGAACATCGTTGTGCAAAAACTAACCTATTCTTGTCGCGTGTTCAAAATGGGCCTCACAGCCCTGAGAGCATACGCTTTAGCGAATTTCTCGCTAAAGTTAGAAAGCGCGTAGGTTGGTGGCTGGGTCCTGTCCCTGATAGCCTTTATGGCTATTTTGGGCCAGGCGTCACGCTTTGTTGCAGGGGGAAACAGGCGACTGTCCCCGACAAAATTAGCGTAACACCCACAACCACGTCCAAAATGCTGCCTTACCTTCATTGGTGGGAAGAATCAGCATGGGCCCGCGCTTTAAACGAGCGTGGTTTACTCTACCAGGACGGTATGTTTCAAATGACAACAGTGCGCGCAAGCGCATGGTCTAGCGTTCCTAAGAACGCCAAGACGGATCGTAGCATAGAGATCGGACCCAACTTAAATGTCTACCATCAACTCTACATCGGTAAAACGATGAAAAGTCGGTTTCGACATCGTGGTTGGGATTTGCTGAACTCAGCTCATCTCCACAGGCGGGTCGCTTGTGAGGCCAGTATTACTGGCTCATATGCAACGATTGATTTGAAACAGGCTAGCGATTCCGTAGCAAAGCAATTGGTTAAGCTTTGCGTTCCCTCTCAGTGGTATCAACTACTGAGTGACCTCCGTGTCCCGGCGATTAAGTTGCCTGATCAGAAGGTCGTTTACGTTGAAAAATTCAGCGGTATGGGAAACGGATTTACATTCGAGCTTGAGTCTGTCCTCTTCATGGCTATATGCCAAGAAGTTTTATCAGACATGGGTCTTAGCCATACGGCTAATTCCGATGTCTATGTATTTGGAGACGATTTAATCGTCCCCACGGCAGCTGCTCAAAATGTAATTAACGCGTTACGATGCCTAGGCTTTGAAACAAACGAGGATAAAACCTTTATTAGTGGAAAGTTTAGAGAAAGTTGCGGAGGAGACTTCTTCGACGGTGTGGCCGTAAGGCCCTTCTATCTTAAAAGGAATCCAAATGATCCGCAAGAATCCATCGTATTCGCTAACGGACTTCGTCGTGTGGCTTTTAGTCACCCTGATGGCTTTCATGGTCGTGCTTATCTTCGGACTCCTTGGTTACGCGTCTTGGACGCTATACCAAGGGATATCCGCAAGTGTCGCGGTCCAGTCGAGCTGGGGGACATTGTCATCACCGACGAACCCGAGTATTGGGTCACGAAGACGAGGAACTGTATCCGGTACCTCTCCGTCTGGAGGCCCGTCGGAAGACGGACTCCCCAACGACGGGGTGGTACCTTAGTTTCATGGTCCGAGTTTTTTGACTCAGTCATGCTAGCCGCCCGTATTTATGCCCTCCAACGTACCGACGG